ACAAGCACAGATAAATGAATTTGGAAGTATCGTTGTTACCTTTTCTGTACCAGGCAATTCATCAAGACACGTTGGAGATTTGGTTCGTTTTGAAATACCAACAACGATTCCTGACGATGATCCCGAAGTAATGGGTATTCCGCTTGGTCATCAACTTTATAGTGGATATTACATTATTTCCAAGATAAGACACACGATCATGACACAAGGATACCAAACTGACATTGAACTGATTAAGAATTCGTTCGCAAAAAGATTGCCAGGTCAAGAAGCAGAGTTAAGTACAGACGGAACAGGATAAAGGAATAGATTATGCAAACTAATTATTTTCAGGGGAAAGATGGATTTATCTGGTGGCACGGAGTTGTCGAAGACCGCCAAGATCCGTTATATCTTGGAAGATGTAAAGTTAGAATTTTAGGTTGGCACACAGAAGATAAAGCGGAACTTCCTACTGCAAGTTTGCCTTGGGCTCAAGTATTGATGCCGATTACTTCTGCGAGTCAAACTAATGTTGGTCATGCTCCAGTTGGTCCTGTCGAGGGAACGTGGGTGATGGGTTTCTATCGAGATGGAGAACTTGCACAAGAACCAGTAATAATGGGAACAATTCCTGGCATTCCTGAGAATTTTGCTAAACAAGGAACAGGATTTAATGATCCGAGATTGGATGTTCCTTCTGCTGATAGACAAGGCCAAGATGAAACAGGAAAAGGTATCAAAGGTGTGCCTGGCGAAACTCTTGATGCTTTTCCCTTTCCACCAAAAGACATTAAAACAATATCCGGTGGTGAAGCGTTAGTTACTTCTTATACTGATACGGAACGAAAAGCATTATCGGGTGGTTCTCTTTATCCCAGAGAAACAAACAAACCAACAACTTCAAAGTATGCTCGTGGTAGCGCTGATTCTTCTGCATCTGCTGCGACTATTGGTATTATTTCAAGTAAAAATAGTAACACAAAGGAACTGGATATTGTTGTACCGTCATTTGCACCATCTGATGCCTTCATACCTAAAGGTCAATCGGTTACAGATACCGTTTCGGGACTATCAAAAGTTGGAATTAATGACTATTTGAAATCAGATGATTATAATTTATTGAGACAAGTTCAGATTACGAAAACAATCTCTCAACCAAATTCTGCTTATTCTGCACAATATCCGTATAATCATGTTTATGAATCGGAAAGTGGGCATTTAATCGAACAAGATGACACGCCTGGTAAAGAAAGATTACACTGGTATCATCGGTCTGGAACCTTTACAGAGTTTCACCCAGCAGGAATGAGAGTAGATAGAACAAACGCACATCGATATAATATAGTAACTGGTAACTATGAATCTATTATATCAGGCGAAGAAAAGAAATCCATAACTACTGATTATACGTTAAATCTTGGCGGAAGATTAACTCTAAAATCTGGAAAAGATATAAGTATAACTTCTGAAACTGGTGATGTAGTCATAGATTCCAATACATTAAATACATATATTGGTGGTAAAAATATAATATTGGATGCAAAAGATACTTTGATTCTTAGAGGGGGAAGTAAGATTATTCGTGAAGATGATTCTGCTGAAGATAAGGTAAGAGGAAATTTCGGATTGGATGTGGGTGGATCATATACTGTTAGTTCTGGATCGATGTCGTTGAGTACTGGAGTAGGATCATTGAAATTTACTTCTGGTGGATCGATACAACAAATAATTGCTGGAAATTCAGAAGAATCGATTGTCAATAAAGATTATATTTTTGGAAACATATTTGCTAAAAAGATCACCGCACTGAATGGTATAATTTCATTAGAATCAACTGGTTTAATTCCAACTACTGCTGGAATAGATTTGAATGTTGGTCTGTTTGGGTTGAACTCTTCTGTAAAAATGTTACCACTTGGAGATATTCTTGTCACTTCTGTTACTGGTCCAACTGGAATAACGGTGACATCAACATCTAATATAACACAAACAGCGGCTTTAATAGCAACTCTTATAGGTTCTACTTCAACTATCATAGGTTCTTCTGCTACTGCTCTTACTTCAATTGATGCAGCTGCAATTCAAGTGGGTGGTTCGGGTGCATCAGAACCAGCGATGTTAGGAACAACATTTTTGAAACTATTTTCCAAACATACACATCCAAGTCCGAATGGGCCGACAGGACCACTTTCACCAGAGTTTGCGAGTGACCTTATTTCAACTGTATCAAAGAAAGTTTTTCTAGCGTAAAATTATGCCATTATTAATGCCAACATTACAATCCGAGTTAATATCAGTATTTGAAAAGGGACCGTCTGGAAATCCCGCTCCTCCACTTGTAGGAATTAAGACAGCTCAAGCTTATTTAAATTATGTTACGCCAGGAATTAATACAGGAGCGGGGCCAACAAATGCAATGCCTGGTTCAGTTGCTCTTGGTTCGGATTTGGGGGATATATTATCCGCGACAAGTCCTTCTGGAGCATTAACAGCTCAGAAGATGGCTAAAGCGTTTGATTCGTGTTTGCAAACTTATATTTCTCTTCATCAGACTACGATAGTAACAGCATCGGGGTTACCTGGCTTAATATCGGATTTAGCGGATTTACTTTCTGCACCAAGCCCTTCCGCTACTTTGTTTGCAACTAAATTTGCAACTGCGTTAAATACTTATACGGCATCTGCAACAGTTATTGGAATAATTCCAGGCACACCGCCAGTACCATTTTCAGGACCATTAGGATAGAAATATAATATGGATGTAGCACAAAAGAAACAAGAAATACTTGAACGAATAGCGGAATCTCCTGCTACTATAGTTTTTGCTAGAATTGATATTCTCAATGAAATTCAACTTGCGGATTTAATGAAAGCAGATTTTGTTCCTTATTTGAGAGGAGCAGCGAATACTTCTCACTCTAACACAGATTCTTTGCACGAAGTATGTACCAATCTCGCAAAACAAAGAGCGTTGTTACAAGGTGCAGCTGTAGGAGGTATTTTAAGTTTTGATATTGACGATGGAACTGCGACAACTAGAGGAAATGGAACAGCACTTCACAATGCAACAGGTGACCTATCTTATCCACAATTTGAAGATTCTAGTTATAGTAACAAAACAACTTTTGGATATGTCGTTCTTCACAATTTGAGTGAAGACGGAGGGCAACTAACACTTTCAACAACATCTAACGCAAATACATCAATTACGAATGAAGATGGTGTTGCTGTTTCATATTTTACTGATTTTTCAAAATACTTTCTAACTGCTGGTCGTGCAAATGGTGAATTGATTTCAGTAGATGAAAACACATCACCTTACACTACACCAACTGCTGCTGAACCTTTTGTTCCTGCTAACACTATAAATGGTGTAACTTATTCTGGTATAGCTACAGTTCCAACAGTAAATTCAGATGTTCGACACGATTTCTTCACGGTCGCGAATACATCGGGTGGTAACGCTGGTGGTGATTTAGACATAGCAGAAAACAAATACGAAGGAAATACTTCTGTCACAATTCTTCTCACAAACGCAGCGGGTTCTTTTTCCACAAACGATACATTGACCGATTTTGATGGTGCCACAGCAACGGTTAAAGCGTACACAAATACAGCTTCTGTTGTTCTTGAAGTAGCGGCTGTAAAGGGAACATTTAATGAGGGGGAAACTTTAACCGATACTTCAACCACAGCAGATATTTTTTCTTCTCTTGTAGCAAATACTCAGGTTACTCTTACGTTAAGTGGGAACACATTTAATACTGCTGCAAATAACGATTTGAGTTTGGGGTTTTCTGTTTCTAATACATTTTCTTTAGATTCTGGTCCGGTGAGAAATGGTGATACTGTAATTATAACTTTCTCTAGTCATGGTGTAACTGCCGGAGAACGAATAATTCTAAAAGGTGCGGATGACGCGTTCGGGGAATTCAACGATACTTTTGTTGTAAAAGAAGTAACCACAAACACAATAACTTTTTCTACCACGAATTCAATATCAGTTACACCTACTGGAACGTTCTCTCTGACAAAGAATATTGTATTTGGCCAGACAAGTAATGCTTCTGCTTCTGTCAATATAAGAACAGTCAATGCTTCTGCTAATGTTGTTTTTCAATCTTCTAATTTAAGTGCCGGATTTGCGATAGGAAATACAATCACTAGTACAACTGGTGGTTCGGGAACAATCAATAATAGAACAATAAATGGTTCGTGGGTTCAGATAAAAACTTCAGAAGTCAAAACATACTATACAACTTCTACTAGTGGAACGTGGAACTACGATGCTTCAACTAATCCTTTAGGTATTGAATCAACAGCTAATGTCGGAATATTTTGGTTGGATGAATATAAACCAGTTAAAATCAATCAATTAGTTTCTAGTTCTGGAACAGGAAATAGTTACGTTGCTCCTAAAGTAGTTCTCGACATCGCACTGGCTACTTCTAGTGATACTTCTGGTGGTTGGAACGATTCAATCACCACTAATCTGCCAGGAACGTATTTCGCGTATCCTCTCAAAACTTATGAGGATCAAGTTCACGGAACAACAACTACACTAGAACAATATAGTAATTTTGCGAATGTGATTGTTGCTCCAGAGGGATTGGATATTAATTATGATTGGAAACCTCTTGGTAACTCTTCTGGTGTAGCAACAAATAGTACTCACATTAATACTGATGGTTCTGTGGTTACAACAGCATATAATCCAGAAGAATGTACTTTACTAGACAAAGATGAATTTAATGCTCACATGGGGCCGTATAATGATGTTGCTACAGCAAACTCAACTTATGGTTATCCGAATGCTGATGATGATATTATTCTTTCTGCGATTCCTTCTAATAGGTCAAGTGGTAAGAAAGTAGGAACTTCAGGAGCAGTTTATCCATCCGTAAATAACAATCCATTTTTCCCAGCTGTTAGTGGAACACATAAACCAATTGCTAATACTGCTGATGGTTTTACTGGAACACAGCCAGGAGGATTGGGTGCAAACGACATTTATGCTGGAACTTATACTCAAGTAGATACTGGTGGAGTAGACCCAGGCACAACAGATGTTCCACAAAACTATCGATATATTATCAAAAATGATTTGAAATGGATTTATGCATCGAATTCATTTGATGCTAATAGTGGTGGTGGTTCTGGACAAATTTTCAATACACCGCAAGTTTCTGCATATCATACACTTTTTCAAGGAAGTCTTGATGGAGAAATAGGAGCTGCATCCAGCCAAAGTACTGATGGGACTTCTGGTTCAACCGTTGTAGCAATTCCTGTTAATGCTGCGGTTACTTGTACTTCTGTCGCACACGCAAACGCAGGAAATGTAGGTCAATTATATACAGTAGGCGTAGTTGGTGCTCGTAGTAATATGATATTAAAGACTTCTCAGACTTGTGTAGCAGATGAGTTTACTTGTACGGGCGGAACATCTGATGGATCAGAAGAAGATTTATCTGAATGTAATGCTGTAAGTGGTGCTTGGGCAGCAACTGCGTCATCACCCGATAGTTCAAATATTGCAGAATTCCCCTGTCTTTATAATCGTGTTCAGGCGGTAATGACTTCAGCAGGAGGAGCATTATCAGTTGGTTCAACTTCTGGAATGGAAACAAACTTTGCAATTTTTTATCAATTACTTTTAGATTTGATAAGTGCCTCTTACGGAAAAGATTATGAAGATCCAGTTGAACTAACTGCTGCTGGAAGTTATGTAGAACTTGGTAGAAGTGATGCAAGTTTGAAAACTGCGGTAGAAACAATGAAATCTAGAGTCGATACAGTAATCGGATTGCACAATACAGAACGATCAAATGTCGCAACTAGAATAGGAACTGCATTTTCACATCCAGGCGGATACAAAACCGCATATGATAGTATGATTTCCTATCTTGGAAATTTTAGATCAGCGGTCGGCAATAGGATCTTAGAAATCAGTAATCGTATCGGATATTTAAATGGAAAAAATGTTGCATCTGGTGGAAGTAACTTTACATCTTCTATAGTTGATTATCTTCTTTTAAATGGTACAGATGGTTCTAGTACCAATGAAGGAGATAATATTTTATGTGAAGATGTGCTTGGCAATGATCTTGTTCAAATGGAATCCGAAGTTAGTGCATCTATTTCAGTTGGAAGTGCAGGAGATGGATTTGCAGGATACTCTTTTAATGGTGGAAACGGATATGCAAATACGATGTATTCACATGCGAACTTTCTTGCAGGGAAAAAGATAAAGTTGGTTCAAAAAATATTACAGGCAGTAGAAGATGTGTCATCATTATATACTCAAATTAAGGCTAAAAGATCGGAATATTATGAATACAACCAATGATAAAGAAAAAGAACCCCCAATAGAAGAACCTCCTGAATGGAGTAAATGGGGAGATGGTAAATCAAAACCAGAAATGAAAGAATTTTTTGAACTATTACTTAAATATAATAACCAAACTAAAACAATACTAGAGGAAACAAAAGAGTGGCTGATCTCCAATGGGAACAATTCACGTTAGGACAAAATAAAGTAATTCAGGATATTGGTGCTGCGGCAGCAAAGGCTTCTGCATTAGTAGAAGCAAACGCTAAACTTGCACAAGTAACTTTGGAAACGGGCAAAGTTTTGCTCATGGGATTGTTGAACCCACAGTTACTTTTACTTGTTGCAATTGCAGATGAAATTGATAATTTTGTAAATGATTTTAAAGGTACTGGATTTTATATTTTAGAAATAGTTCCTACTGGAAATGAAATTCTTCCTAAAGATGTAGACGGAGATCCTATTAAAATTTTACTTAGTCCTATATCACTCACTGCTGCTTATTCTGCTTCTGCAATTGCAGGATTTGGAGATCAATGGATTGATTGGTTTGGAGCAATTTCGGGCGGTGAAACTGACCCAAATAATCCCCAAAGGTCAACTTATTTTGTTGACCAAAAAAAATCTAAGGCACTAGCTGACAGAACAGAAAATGCAAATGATGATTCGGTAACGGACATTGATCCTGTTTTTGGATTTCCGAAAATGACTCCCAGTACAGTTATATCCCAAATAGTAACTGCAATGGATGAAGAAGCGGATATTAACAGACCAAATTTTTCATCAAGTGCCGAAGTTGCTGCGGTTGTTGTGATTATTGGATTTTCAGATTTGACAAAAAATATTGAGAGTTTTAAATCTATACTTGAAGCCTTTATTGCTTTTTTTGGTGGAGAAAATGGATTATTTACTAAAGGATTGTTTCAAATACACAACATAATCAAAGCGGGCGCCGACAATTTGGCAAAAGGAGCTGATGCTTATAAATCTGTTATCAAAGTATCGAATGTTAGTGGTGTAAGAGGAACCGATGAAGACAGTAAAGTATTAAAAAAAATGAAGATTGATTATAATTATGAAAAAGTTTTTGAAGAGGGTGATTTGGTTGCGGGCCCAATTAGAATGTTTGGTGGTACAGCAGGAAAAGGAAGAGCAATAGGAATTGTTACCAAAGCAGAAACAACTTCAAATGAACCAAGAGCGCCCTATTCTTCGCAAGAACTAACACTTACTTGTTTATCTGAAACTGACCAACATGCATTTGATCATCTTAGTAACGGAAATATAATTCAAAGAGTTGCATATTATAAAAATCAAAAATCGCACATTGATCAAAATACAGGTGAACTAATTAAGGAGGCGGAATTTAATGATTATGTATATATTCAAGATTTACCATCGGAAATTGAATTTGTAGTGGAAGGAAGTCAGGAATGGATAGAGAGAGAGGGAGAGAGGAGTCATGTAGATGTTTTACGGACGAAAGAAAATGAACAAACATACGTGCAGGAAGCACAGATGAAAGTTGAAAAGGTAGCGGGCCAAACATTGTTGAAAGTGAAGGAAACGCAAGATGCTTCAGAATACCATACTAGATCTACAGGATTTTCGGCTTATAGTACAGTTGGCATACAAGAAGATTATGAAACCAAAAATGAAGTCATTGGAAAAATTGATAGACCAAAAGTAGCAGTAGAGAACAAAGGAATACCGCCCAATTTCAAAAAGGCAAAATTGGAAGATCTTATGGATGATTTGAAAACATTTTTCTTTCAGATCTCAAAATTCACACAAGGAATGAGAGATTTTGCAGCAGGAGCTACTGAGGAATTAGGAAAAGTGATAGAGTATCTTGATGAAAAAATAGCAGAAATTGAAGAATTAAACAAGTCAATTCAAGCAATCTTGGCGATATTTCAAATTGGAATTCCTGACTCTGGAGTTTATGTTTTGTCAATACCAACAACAACTGGGGGAAATGCTGCAATTAAAGACGCTCTTTCAAGTGCAACAAACGGGCCACCAAACACTTTAGATTATTCTGTAGGATTTATGATGATGGGCGGTGGCCCAAGTATGAAACCCTTACAACTATTATTAACTGGTGGTTAATAACAATAAATATAAGTATCATGTCTATCGAAAACAGAACATATAAAGATTTGGCGTTCAGTATGTTCGCCAACCCCATGAGTGGGGATATAGGAAAGAAAACAGGAGCGTCCGCTGTCAAGGGTGCAATTCTTTCTATTCTAAAAACAAATTACAATGAACGTTTATTTGATCCCGAATTTGGGACAGATATTCGTGGATCTTTGTTTGAGCCAATGAACCCACTTACAGAACAACGTATGAAGAAAAAAATAGAAGTGGCATTAGCACGACATGAACCAAGGGCTGAGGTGTTGGGTATTTCAGTAAGAGCTCAAGAAGAACAAAATCGATATGAAATTAGTATTTTGTTTAACGTAGCATCAGTAGCCGAAGTACAAAAAATAACAACATATTTTAATGCATTAGGATAACTCATGGCAGAAATAGCAAAACTTAATATTGCAGAACTTGATTTTGATTCAATCAAGAATAATCTAAAGGATTATTTTGCATCACAGGCAGAATTTACTGATCATGATTTTGGTGGTTCTGCAATTTCTGTTATGTTGGATATCCTTGCATACAATACTTATTATAACGCATATTATGTAAACATGCTTG